GTAATATATGAGGGTAATATTTATTCCTACGTTACTAGGATGATATGGTTAAACGCTGTATCTAAAACTGCTCCTTTCTATAGGTATAATAAACAGATAGGAGACGTAGAGTTAACAAATGATACTAGGCACTCAATGAACTATGAAATAGTATTAGATGAAGAGAATGAAGAGCTAGAGAATGAAGAGCTATTAGACCATATAGAGTTATTCCTTAAATCAGAGGTAGAGTATTGGGAATCTAAAGGCAAAGAAGATAAGACACTTGCAGTTAAATTACTAGGTAGATATACAGAGTTAGGTAACTACAGGCAATTAGCTAGAGAAGCAGATATTCCATACAGTACAGTTAGATATACAATTAAGACACTATTAGAAAAAATCAATGAAGATATTACTAGTAACTACAAAAGAGCTAACAGGGCTTAATTATCATAGGCAATTTATGCCTCATAAACATCTCCAGGAGAACTATGAAGGGTATGAGTATTCTAAATGTTTTAGCTTAACTACTGTAACAGATGAGCAGATTAAGGAGCACGACATAGTTAGCTTCCTTAGAATAGCAGAGAACCCTGCAATAGCTGATCCTACAGAAAGTATACTAAGAGCTAAAAAACTAGGGTGTAAGACTATATTAGATATAGATGATTACTGGGTACTACATCCTAAGCATCCTCAAAAGGCTATGTATGAAGATAGTGGTTATCCAGCACACGCAATAGCAGGATTAAAAGAAGTAGACTACGTAACTACAACTACTGAACACTTTGCAGATAAGATAAGAGAATACAATAAGAATGTAATAGTACTACCTAATAGTATAAATCCAAATATACCTCAGTTTAAAATACAAGATATACCTAATGATAGAGTTAGGTTGGGGTGGATAGGTGGTGTATTTCACGCTGAAGATCTTAAGATGGTACACAATGGATTTAAGGAAGTATGGAAAACTGTTAACCATAGTAAATTTCAATTCTGTTTAGGTGGTTGGAACTATCCAGAGAAGTTAGGTTATGTTCAGCACCAGATCAAACACGCTCCATTTGATCCAAGTATGTTACAAATGTTTAAGACTTTTGAATCTAGGTTATTAAGAGGAGAAGATGTACCGAATAACTACATATTTAGAGAAGAGCTTGGTAATGTCCCTCCTTATGATTTAATAGAAGGTTATATGACTGACTTTTTAAAGTTCCCAAAAGACGAACTTTATAAAGACTTTTTAAAGAAAAAGGTAGCAGATGTCACACAAGGATTCGATAAGCCTTACAGACGTTTACAAGGACAAACAGCAGATAACTATGCTAGCATGTATAATGATATAGATGTAGCCTTAATACCTCTAGTAGAGAATAGTTTTAATAGCTATAAATCACAGATAAAAATAATAGAAGCAGGATATTTTAAGAAAGCTGTTGTAGTTTCGAGTGTAAATCCTTACCTTGTGGACTGTAACAAAGGTAATAGTATACAGATTTCACCCTCAAAGCGTGGAGATGGTTGGGGTTCAGCTATGAAAAGCTTAATCTTTAATAAGAATAAGAGGGAAGATTTAGCAGAAGTATTGCACGAACACGTTATAGATAATTATTTAATGGATAAAACAAATAAAATTAGACATCAATTATATCAATCATTATGAGAATTGGGATAGGAACAACAAGTTATAAGCGTCCACAGATGCTACAAAAGTTTTTAGCTAATCTGTATGAAAATGTAACATACGACTATGTATTACATATAGCACAAGATACAGACTTAGACCGTAAAGGTGTAGCAGCTAGAAAGAATGAATGTTTAAGAGCTTTAAAAGATTGCGATCATATATTTTTATTTGATGATGACTGTTATCCAATTAAAAAAGGTTGGGAGGAGTTTTTTATTAAGAGTGAACAAAACCATTTATTATTCTTAGACAATAAGCTACATAATAACTGGGGTACTGCTACTACTTCTAGTGCAGTTATAGATGTTTATAGTGATTGTGGAGGTGTATTTATGTATATGACCAAAGCAGCAGCAGAAAGAGTAGGAGCATTTAATGAGGAGTTTAAGTTATGGGGCTTCGAGCACGCCGAGTACAGTATTAGAATCTTAGGAGAGCATGGGAATTATCCAATGTTAAGAGGAACAGAAGAGTATCTTTATTCAGAAGACTACAGTAACCCTGAGCATATTTCTAGTATTACTAACACAGAGAAAACTAAATTAATTAGACAAAACCAGCCTTTATTTTTTGAAGGTGTAAAAAAAGAACACATAAAACTATGAGAATCCTGTTCAAGTATGCTACAAGATCCAGACCTCAATTATTTCATAGAGGGATGAAGAGTATAATAAATAACTGTCAATCAGATAATTATACTATACTTGTTTCTTATGATAAAGATGATGAGACTATGAGTAGTGTAAGAGATGCACACTATCCTAACACAGTATTAGTAGAAGGTACTTCTAAGAATAAAATAGATGCTATCAATAGAGATATTGAAATGATAGATGACTGGGATATACTTGTTAATATGTCAGATGATATGCTATTTACAAAGAAAGGGTTTGACGAGGTTATACGCAATAACTTTGCTTTAGACTTATCAATGGAGTATGGAGTTAGTTATAGAGCTAGATACAATTTAGATCAGTGCTTACACTTTCCAGATGGTAACCGTAACGATTTGATAACTATGTCTGTAATGGGTAGAGAGTACTACAATAGATTTAACTACATTTACCATCCAGACTATAAAAGCTTATACTGTGATAATGAGCAGACAGATGTATCAATGGTATTAGGTAAGTATAAATACGTAGAAGAAGATATTGTACACCATTTACATCCAGCTTATGGTAAAGCTAAACTAGATACTCAATACGTGCATACAGAAAGTCTAGGGGGAGAAGATAAAATAACATACGAACGAAGAAGAGAAAACCATTTTGATTTATGAAGCTAAGTATATTAATACTAACAATGAGAGAGAGAAAGGAGTCTTTAAAGAAACTGAAGAGAATCCTAGACCCACAGGTTAAACCTAGATGGAAAGATGTTGAGGTTTTGATACGGTTAGATGATAAGGATGCCAGGAGTACAGTAGGCTCTAAAAGAAATGCATTACTAGCAGAAGCACAAGGGGACTATGTGTGTTTTATAGATGATGATGATGAGATAAGTAATACTTATGTAAGAGATATACTAGAGGCTACTAAGACTAATCCAGACTGTTGTAGTTTAAGAGGAGTTATAACTTGGGATGGTGTAAACCCTGAGATCTTTGAGCATTCAATTAAGTACAAAGAATATAAGACTAATACAGATGAGCAGCCTATAAAGTATGAAAGGTTTCCTAATCATTTAAACGCTATTAAAAGAAGTATAGCAACTAAGTATAAGTTTCCTTTTACCAACTTTGGAGAGGATACAGACTGGGCTACACAAATATTTAACAGTGGAGACATAAAGACAGAAGCTACTATAGATGGTATAATGTATCACTACTTATTTAAAACTGAAAAATAAATGAAAATAATATTGTTTATAATAAAATTAATGTTATCTTTGAATCGAAATTAATAATTAATCATTTTAAACAATGGTTGTTGTTAACTTCAAAATCTAACTAAGCTAGACTTTACTTAGGAACGGGTAGAGTCTAGTTTTACTTTAATAAATGAGATACACAGAAGGACATATACACTCAGTAGAGACTAAGGCTAAGATGTCAGAGTCTCATAAAAGAGGGTTAAGAGTTACAAAGGATGCTTTAATACTAGAGTTTGATAGTGTAACAAGTGCAGCAAATTATATGGGATGTGACAGAAGTAGAATAGCTAGAGCATTTAAAAGGATAGGTAAAGGTAAAGGTATGTATAAGAAATACAGATTAGATTATATATGAAAGTAATTAGTTATAGTTTATTTGGATACGGTAAAGAAAGGGCAGAAAACTGTTTTGACTTTAATAGCTATCTTAGAGGGTTAATGATTAATATACGTTTACAGCGTTTATTGTTCCCTAAGTGGAGGATAAGACTGCACCTAGATCAAAAGACTTACGATGGATTTAAAAGGTTCTTTGAATTGCTAAGTGAAGATGTACATTACAATGCTATTGATATAGTTATTTGTGAGGATGCTCCACTTACTAAGGCAATGCTATGGAGACTTAAACCAATGTTTGATCCTAACGTAGAGATGTTTATCTGTAGAGATATAGAAGCACCTTTAATGTATAAGGACGTACAAGCAGTTACACAATGGGAGCAAAGCACAAAGACAGCTCACGCTATTACATCTAGCCAAAGCCACAACATCCCAATGATGGGAGGAATGATAGGCTTTAAGAGAGAAGCAAGAGAGAGATTTAATGTAAATACGTGGGATGAGTTAGTTAATATCAAATATGATTGGACTGTTAAGGGAACGGATCAAGATTTCTTGACTAACTATGTTTATAGAGCCTTTGCAACTAGACAGAATGATAGCATAATGCAGCATTACTTTTATGGTATGGCTAATACATTCTTAGATGGTTACTTAACTTGTAGTTGTCCACAGTTAGGAACACATGCAGATGACTGTCATTTGAATATAGAGGTAGAGATACCAGTAGCACTAAAAGAAACGGATCATTTGTGTGGACATATAGGAGCAGCAGGATATTATGCAGCACCAATGGAAAAGTTCTTGTTTGATTATAGAATGATTAATAATGATTTACAGGTAGTAGAAGATCTATACAGACCTGACATATTTAACTGGAATATATAAATGGATAACAGACTAGATTTTTTCAACTCATTAAGTAAGTATTCAGATACTTTAACAGATGATGATGCAGTATTAGTGTTGTCTCATAACAAAAAAGATGGAGACTGTGTTAGTGTTCTTCTAGGAGACTGGGAGATATTATCGATGCTACTTTCTATAGATGGTTATGTAAACTTTAAGGATGGGAACAAAGATCAATTTGATAATATTAAAAAGTGTATATTAAACTCTGCTTTTAATATTTGTATGGGAGATAAAAAGATAAAAGATAAATTTATAAAAGGTTTGAGTAATCCACCAAAACCAAGGAGCTATAAGTAGTTCTATAATAGGTAGTTATAGTAAATAATTCATTAAATACGAATTTAAAGTATAGCGAAAAGGGGGAACAATTAACCGACATTATTCATTAAAAAGGGGGAACAATTAACCGACATTATTATGAAAGTAGATAGAGTAATATTAAGTAGTAACTTCAATCCGTTATACTATAACTTTTGGAATCCATTAAGTAAAGTATACAAAGAGAAGTTTGGTATAGCACCTACCCTTATGTGGTTAGGAACTAAAGAGGAAATGATAGAGGCTAATATCTCTGATGAGTATGGAGATGTAGTAATAGTGGAAGCTAATGATAAATACCCTATAGCTTGGCAAACTACTTGGGCGTTATTTTGGGGTACTAAGTTTTACAAGGATGATACTTGCTGGGTTATGGGAATAGACCAAGTACCTTTAAGTAAGATGTTTATTAATCTAGTTAAAGACTTGAAAGATACAGACTATGCTATGCTTATATCTGATGCTTACCTACCTCACCACTGGACAAAGACAGCTAGTCCTTCTAGTTATCATATAGCTAAGGGTTCTACTTTTACTGAGGTTTATAGCTTTGAGGAGAGTTTTATAAAAGAGACAGACAAGTTAGTCAATAGTGGGGTAGATGCTTTTTGGGAGGATACAGAAGGTAGATGGGGAATAGATGAGAGTTACTCTTGTTATAAGCTAAGAGAAGCTAAGGATACAAACATAGTAGGGTTTAATGCATTCAATGTATTAGTAGAGAGAAGGATAGAATGCGAGAGACATAAAGAAACTCCTTATAGTATAGAGAAGTTAAACGCTGGCTGGTATAGTGAGAGTCATTTGTGTAGACCATTTACAAATCATACAGAATATTTAACTACATTGTTTAATTCAATACCAGACTTTAGATGATACATAAGACAGCAATAATAGAGGCTAATGTTCCTGACAGTACAAATGTATGGGCTAACACTCATATAAGTAAGGGAGCTGAAATAGGAGAAGACTGTACAATAGGAGAGAATGTTTATATTGGAGAAGATGTAGTAATAGGAGATAGATGTAAAATACAAAACGGAGCTTTATTATACAAAGGAGTAGAGATAGGTAATGATGTATTTATAGGTCCTGGAGTAATTACTACTAATGATATATTTCCACAGCTATCAGAGAAGGACTGGAGTAGTAGGTTTAGAAAGACTATAATACAAAGCAATGTGAGTATAGGGGCTAACAGTACTATTATTTGTGGCATTGTATTAGGTAGAGGATGTATGATAGGAGCAGGAAGTGTAGTAACTAAGAGCATAGGATTCAACACATTAAACTATGGCAACCCTTGCAAGTTTGTAAGACTTATAAATAAAAGAATAGATATAACAAAAGAAGATATATGAAAAGAGAGGATTTTTTAGAAGACATGGAGGAGTGGAACAACCATAGACTATTATTATGGGAAGCTCTTAAAGCTACAAAAGGTAAAGTAGTAGAGTTTGGTAGTGGTGCAGGGTCTACTCCATTCTTAAGAAAGCAATGTAAGACATATAATAGAGCATTTGAAAGCTATGACCATTCAGAGAAGTGGTCTAAGGTTAACGGTTCTAAACAAGTCTCTAACTGGGACGATGTAAATCTGAAGAACGCTAAAGTATTATTTATAGATCACGCTCCAGCAGAAAGGAGATGGGTAGACATAGAGAAGTATTCTAATAAGGTAGATGTAATAGTTATACACGATACAGAGCCAGAGTCTACAGGTTATATGATGGATAAGATATGGCACTTGTTTAAGTATAGAGTAGATGTTAAGACAGATGGAGCTTGGGCAACTGCTGTAAGTAATACAATAGACTTAAAAGGATTTAAAGGTAAGAAGTTTGGTAAATATACTATCAGCTAGTTATGGACTTAGGAGACTTAGCATTATTAGTATTAATACCAGCAGCAATATGTACACTATTGGTTAAACGTAAACAGAAGCAGAATAGACGTGGTTAACTTATAACCAATAGTAATTAATTTATATATTTAAGTAGGTGGTAACAAAAGAGCAATACAATCAATTACAGCAACATAAGGAGGCTTTACTAATGTTTAGGAATACAGGACAAGCAGTAGGTAATGTAATGCCATTGTTTAGAATACACAAAGAAGCTACAGGCAGAGATCTAAGTGTAGGATGTGATAGCTGTATAGGAGAAGTATTAATAGATTGTTTAAATATGTTAGAGCAATATGAAAAATAGACTAGGAATATGTAGAGTATGTTATCTAGTAGAGAATGATGCAGGTTTAAAGTCTGTAGAGTTTTGTAAGACTTGTAATGCTTGGATATGCAAACCCTGTGAGCCTAACTTATATCGAAGAGGATTAGCAGCTACAGTTGAAAGAGGATTAGAGATGATTACACTAAGAAAGAAGAAAGAGAACAAATGGGTAGGGATAGCTATAATAGTTATATCTGCTCTATCATTATTTATATTAAGTCATTAAGTATGCCAGAACAAGGAAGAGACGAGAAAGGTAGATTTACTTACGCTAACTTATTCCGTAAAGGGATGGAGAAGTGTGGAGGTAAAGAACCTATGTTTGCTGATGCTGATGAACTAGCAAAAGAGATAGCTAAGTATATTGAATACAAGGATAGTTTAAAGCGTGTTGATGCAGTTAGTAAGATAGGTAAAGGTGTTTATACTATTGCTGGATTATGTTTATTCCTAGGGTTTAGTACTAGGCAAAGCTTTTATGATTACGAGAAAAAAGATCCGACCTTCGCTTATGTTCTCAATAGGTTCAGATTATTAATGATTGATTGGAATGAAGAAAAGTTATATTGGGGTGGTACATTTATGGCTGCTCAGTTCTGGCTAAAGAATTACGGAGGGTATGTAGAAGAGAGTACAGAGAACCAAAACCAAAGGATAACTAATGTAACAGTAGAGGTTGTACCTAGTGAGCATAAGATTAATACAAGTGAGAAAGATATAGAGATATAGTTTGTTTAAAGGATCAGTACTATACGAAGCAAACTTAAACCTCTCTAAAGATGTTGCAGTCAATCAAGGGGGTTCATCCTCTGGTAAGACTTATTCTATATTACAAGTCTTATTTACTAAAGCTATAGAAGAGAGGTGTATTATTACTGTAGCTGGACAAGATGTACCAAACTTAAAAGCGGGTGCATTACGTGATGCATTAGACATCTACAACGACTCAAAAGAACTACAAGCTTTAGTTACATTCTACAATAAATCAGAGCGTATCTTTACGTTTACTAATGGTTCTATTATGGAGTTTAAATCCTATAAGAATCAACAAGATGCTAAATCAGGTAAGAGAGATTACCTATTTATGAATGAGGCTAACGGTATGCCTTACATTGTTTGGTTTGAGTTAGAGATAAGAACTAAGAAGAAATCATTCATTGATTATAATCCTAATAGCGAGTTCTGGGTACACGAAAAGATAATCGGTAAAGAGAATGTCCAGTTGTTCATATCAGATCATAGACACAATCCTTTTGTACCTCAGAAGGTTAGAGATAAACTAGAAGCTTTAAAATTTAAAGATATAGAACTATTCAAAGTATATGGTAGAGGTTTAACAGGAAAGATAGAGGGGTTAATCTTTAGGAACTACAACCAGGTGGATGCAATACCAGAGGGTGCTAAGTTATTATCTTATGGAATGGATTTCGGATTTACTAATGATCCTACTACCTGTCTAGCAGTGTATCAACAAGATGGTGAGCTATGGGTTAAAGAGTTAATATACTCAACTGGGCTAACTAATCCAATGATAGGAGATAAGTTAAAGGCTGTAGGAGTATTACCCTTAGAAGAGATTATAGCTGACTCAGCAGAGCCTAAAAGCATACAAGAGATATACAACCAGCGTTTCAACATTAAAGGTGCTAAGAAAGGAAAGGATAGCATTAAAAGTAGTATTGATATATTAAAGAGATATACAATTAATATAACCAGATGTAGTGTTAATCTAAATAAGGAGTTATTAAGTTATAAATGGAGTGAAGATAAAGAGGGCAAACAATTAAATGTACCTGTTGATTTTAACAACCACTTAATTGATGCCCTCCGTTATGTTGCTTTGAATAAGTTAGCTAATAGTAATAGCGGGGTTTATTCTTTAGAGTAGTATTTGCTCTTGCTCTAAAGCGTACCATATACATAACACCAATAATATTGTTGCTATTATAATTCCGATCTCTGGGTAGTCGGACAGTACAAGTATAACCTTAATAAATATCCATGCCCCTATAAATAAGGATACTACTATTGCGCACGATGTAAAAAAGTTTATCATCTATTCTAAGTATTTAATTAAAGCCACGACCATCATAGCCGTGGCAAATATAAGTATTAATCCGTTAACCTC